TCTGCCAAGGGCTTCACCTGCTTCATCAAGTCGAGTCTTGAGCAGATCCATCTTCCCTGCATAGGTGTTGAGATACTGTTCGCCAGAACCGCCATAAAGTTTCTCAAGTTCGCCGAGAACAACGCTAAAATCTTTACCTTCGAGTGCTGCCTTGCTCAAGCCGATTTGAAGTCGTTTGAGTTGCGTATTGTTTCCGTTAAATGCTCGAGTCAGAGCACTGATGATGGTTTCAAGATCTTGACCAGTTCCTCTGCTAATATCAATCGCAATGTTAAGAAGCGACTGACTTGCTTCGATGTTTTTGAGTTCTCGAAGTATGCGCCCGAATGCTGGACGAAGCTGATCATCGAGGACGCCAGTAAGTGTTTGAACTCTGCCTAGGAATTCTTCTACTGCAACGCTCTGGAAGCCTTTGTTGAGATTGTTCAGCAGTATCTCAAGCCGCTTCATCTCCTTGCCTTCATCGATGAAGCCTCGAACTGACTTGGCAAGAACAGCGAAGATTGCCGTCAAGCCAACAAATCTAAGCATCGATTTGCGAAGGCGATTGAAGTTATTGTTGAGGCCGTAAGTCTGCCTCGACATACGCTGGAGGCCACGCTCTTGCAGTTTAGTGATGAAGTTAATGATCACATTGCGTGTCTGTGCCATGATCACCTACTCCTTGCAAATCTGATTAACTGAGTGTCAAGTATATTCTGAATCTCATCTAACGCACGCTTGCCTCGTAGCGCATTAGCGCGATACAACAGGCGATAACCCTTTTTCTGCATATTGCCACGCCCAGTGTCTTTGCGATCGATGGCATTGATAAATGAATCCCGAGCACGCGGATTGCGACTGACGCTCTTGGAGCGATTAACTGACTTAGCCTTGCCTGTGCCTGCAAGTTCGTAAATGATGCCACCGACAGAACTGTTGATGACTGCCAGAGCTGTTACTTGCTCTGCAAAGAGTGTGTTGCCACGCCCAGTCTTTGTCTTGGTGCGACTTATCTTGATGCCGCGTTTGACATCAGTTGGTCGCCAGTTCCAGCGCATTGCCGCATCTCGGCCTCGGTGATAATCATCGCTCTGCCATGCGCGTGATGTATAAGTAGGATCTACAGATCGCCAGTTGGTGATAGGACTTTGTGCTGGGACAAGATTGCGTGCCTGATCTCGAACTGGCGTCACAGCCTTGCTCAGATTGCGTTGAAACTGTTTAGCGGTGTCTGGGCTGAACTTCTTCAGATCTTTGAGCAATCTGTCAAAGTTGTGAAGGTCGATTGGCTGTGCCATTACCGCCTCCTTGGAGCCTGTTGTCTTGTCATGCTGCGTTGTTGCAAGATGGCCTTGATAGCGGTGTAAATCGCTGGATCGCATTCCAGCAACGCATTTGGTGCGATGCCAGTTAGCACCGCAACGGAAGCGACCTCATAGATGTCTCCGTTGCGGTCTATCCATTTTTTGCGTCAAGGATGATGTCGATGTCATCGTATTGATCGATGAATTCGTCACCGAACTCGAGTGTCGTTTGACCTTTGGCCTTGACGAGAAACCACGCCAAGTGCCAAAGGTCACGCTCCATCTGTTGTTCGACAAGGCGTTTGCGCCATCCCTGTTGATAATGGCTTTCAAAGGCCACACGCGCGCTGGCTGTCAAGTCATACAAGACTTCACTGCCGTCTTTCTTTACTACCTTGATCTGGTGCATTGTGTCCCCTATTCAGTTTTAGGAAGTTGCCTTAGTAATCGCTGTCACTGGGAACGTCACTGATGCCGTTGCTACGCCATCGATTGTGCCGTTGATTGGTGTCCAGTTTGAAATCAAGCAGGACATACTGTACGAAGGATTGGTCGCTGAGACTGTTCCTGATACTGGAATAAGCCTGATATTAAGTTTTGTGCCAAGCGCGTTCTCAAATAATGAGTTGACGCTGGACGCTGCGAAGTCATTGAAAAGTTCCATTGTCACATTTGAACGTTCGACCCCAGTGATCGCGTTAGCGACGGAATCGGTCATCGCTGTGATATCAACGACGTCGAGTTCTCTGTTGAGGCTTACGCTTTGAACGAATGTCGAGATCGTGTTCGTCGTGCCGACCACGACCGCGACCTGATTGCCCATGAAGATTGCCATGAGTTGTTTTCTCCTTTTGGTCAGCCGATGAGTGTTACTTCATACCGATACGAGATGTAGTCGATATTTGCAATGGTAATCATACCGCTAGTCGCCTGTGTGACTCGAAGTGTTGCTACTGCTCCACCTAAAGTCTTGTCAGCTTCTATGGCGGTCTTGATTGATGTTGCTCCGCTTGATGATAGGTAACCATCAAGCCGATCTTGTGCCGTTGATTCGTTCATACGACCAACGATCACAAGAATGCTGCAGGTGGCCTGGTCTGCGCCACGATTCATAGCGAAGTCAAAGTTGAGATCGAGCATTCCGACGACTGCGACTGCGCCCTGTGTCGGGATGTTGACGCTATCTGGCACAGTGTCTAGGACGCGAAGGCCTGAGATTGTCTGAAGCCTAGTTTGCAGGCCATTTCGCACATCGGATGGAATCATGCCAGTGTCTCTTTGCGATAAGCGCGAACTATGCTCGATACGTCTCGACCGAGGGCGCTCATCCGTACAGCTCCTAGATCGCCAAGTCCGAGGATGCCACCTGGCGCATCTTTGCGCTTGTAAAGATCGGCAGTCAGAATCAAGCAGGCAGTGTTGATGTCATCTGGCACTGAAGGCCAGCCAAACTTTGCAGTGACTTGGACGCCTGGTCTGAGTCCATTGCTAAAGAGTCCTGGAAATATAGGAAATGAGACTGTGTTTCCAATCATCGTCAGTTGCGTGTAAGGACGACCAAGTTGAGGTGCAGTCAAAGGATCAAGAATGTAGTCAGTGTTGAGCGTCAGAGTTGTCTCAAATGTTCCATCACCATCTTCATCGATGGCAACGACTAATCCTGACGTTGATCCAATATCGTCAGTGAAGACAAAGACATTGGAATAGGCGCGATAAAGCCGCGCAGTTGCATTGGTGTCAAGATAGAAGCGACGATTGGCAATGCGATCAATCGAGCGTGATGCAGATTCGACGAGGCCTTCGAGCAGGCTGTCGTCTGCCGTGTCGCTGATTGGGATTGATAAGAAGTTCTTGATCTCAGTAAGTGTTGCGTAGCCGTTAGTTATAGCCATGATCGGTCTCCTTCGAGCGCGTCATATCAGGGACGGGACATGACCTTCTCATTCTAGTGAAACCGATCATGGTTATAACCATCAGTGGCGTGGGAAAGGTGACACGCCACTGACAGTCGTTTTCGCTAGAAGCTCGGAGCTGCTAGACCAGTGCCCTGGATTCGTGCGATTGCTCCAGGATAACGCAGCGCAGTAAAGGCTGACATCCCGAATAGCACAAAATTAAGGGCCACTTTGCCTGCGGGTTCTTCGAACTTGACATAAGTTGGAGATCCGCCTTCTTCCCAGAGATGGCATTCGTTGAGATCAACGATGTAGATGCGATCCTGGTCAGTTGATGCAGTCGTTGTCACGTTTGCATCGGTGATGATTGGAAGACCAAGCAACGAATAGCCGCTGTTGCCATAAGGCGGTGTGCCAAGTCCTGCACCCATTGCATTTGTTGGGTTGTAGGTATTTGGAACAACCAGTGGACGATTCGATGAATCGAGGCCTGACAAGAAGAATGCAAGTCTTCGTGGATGCATGACGATTGCATTTGGATTTGCATAGACAGTTGATTGGATCTGCTGCAGTGCATCGGCAATCTTCGGATAAATGCCTGCGACAGTTCCCGACGTGGCGGTATAGGTCACGACAATTCCGGTAGTCAAGCCGTTGATGCCCAAAGGTTGTCCATTTGTGCCTGATCCGTTGAGGATAGCGTCATCGAGTTTGGTGTGATAAGCGCGGATGAGATCGCTGAGCACAATGTTCTCGATGTTGTATCCACGAAGCAGTGCTTGCTTCGAGACTGAGTTCTGGCCTGCAATGGTGTTCACATCAACAGTCAGTGTGGTGTCATCTGGATCTTGGCTGAATGCGGTGTCATTCTGTGAAGTCTGGAAAGCAACGCCAGTGCCAGTGGTGATGCGGCTGATGACAACCGACATGCCCTGTGCTGGAAGTTCGTGCTTGCGAACTGCATCTGCGAATGGACGACCTGCTCGTGCCAATGGTGCATAGAGATCAACGAGGTACTGTGGAACGACCAATCCTGCAAAGGATGAAGTCGATGATGCACGAAACTCAACAGCCATTTCGCGTTGGTGACGCGCGATGCGCTCCTCTGCACCTGGATCACGACGGAAGTGTGCATTGACTGCATCTTGCAAGAAGTTCTTTGCAGTGCGCTCTGAGTAGGTCAGCTCCTCAGAGACAATCTTTACTGATGCGCTCTGACGCTTCTCTGGTGATGCTGCTCCGTCAACCTTAGCTGCAAGTTCTGCTGCCTTTGCGTTGCGAAGTTCGATGTCTGACATCTGCTCGATTCGCTCATCGAGCTTCTTGACTTCAAGGTTTAATGCTTCCACGTTGGCAAGTTCAATCTCAGTCAAATCGCGTGTTTCTTCAGCAGCGCGGTTGATGATCGACTCGACAGTGGAGGTCTTGTTCTCGCGCTTTTCGCGTAGAGACTCAAGGAAGGCGTTAGCCATGATTTTCTCCTAGTCTAAT